AAGAGGAGCTTGTATATTGGGCTGCATATTATGATTACAAGAATGAAAGAGAGCAAAAAGAAATACAACGACAAAAAGCCAAATCAAGGTAATATATAATAAAGGTTATTTTTTTCTGTGGCACAATCAACGGTTAGATTAATAGTTGATGCACAAAATGCAATTGCCCCTTTAAAAAGAGTTAATGACCAAACAAAAAAATTAAGTCAAACTACAGATAAATTAAAAGGAAGATTAGATAAATCAAATAGATCGTTAAGAGATACGGGAAGATCTGCAAAAGCGGCATCTGGGGGTGTGAAGGGTTTATTAGGAGCATTAAAACCTTTATTGGCTGCATTAGCAGTTGTTGGCACAGCAAGATTTATTTTTGTTAAAACTGCTGAACTTGAAACACAAAGAAAAAGTTTAGAAGTCTTAACAGGATCATTAGAAAAAACTAATAAAATAATAAAAGAATTACAAGACTTTGGTGCTGTCACACCATTTACAAGTAGTGAACTAATCGAACAAACAAAAAGATTAAAAGCTTTTGGCTTTCAAACAGAAGAATTAGTTGATACAACAAAAAGACTTTCAGATGTAGCTGGTGCAACTGGTGCTGATCTTACAGGTATTGCAACAGCATTTGGACAAATAAGAGCAAAAGGAAAACTGCAACAAGAGGAAAATTTACAGTTATTAGAAAGGGGTGTTGATATAACGACTGAACTTAAAAAAATAACTGGATTACAAGGAGAAGAATTTGAATCTGCTATGAGAAAAGGAAAAATAGGTGCTGATCTTGTCACACAAGCATTGATAAACTTAACAGATAAAGGAGGAGCTTTTGCTGGTGGTGCTACTGCACAAGCTGACACTTTAAATGGAAAATTATCAACTTTGCAAGATACCATTGATACTTTGGCAAGAACGATAGGAGAAGAACTTTCAGATGAGATAAAAGGTGTTATTGATATTGCAATTGCTGGTGTAAAAGAAATAAATAAACTTATTGAAAGAATTGGAACAGCAAACAAAGTTGGTCGTATTAATTTAGCAAATATAACTATGGAGTCTAGGAAAGAGGCTCGTGAACAATTAAGAAAAGAAAAAGGCAGCTTTTTTGCCGGTGCTAATCCTTTTGGAAAAGATAAAAAAAGAGAACAAGAACTTTTTGAAGAAATTAAAGCGAGAAAAATAAAAAATGCTTTAGAACTTAAAAATGCAGAAACTCTTAAAGAAATAAATAAAGCACAAAAAGAAACCAACGAAATTGTGAATGATGACAAAGAAAAAGCAAATCAAATTAAACAAAGTACCGAGAAAACAGCAACAGCTATAGAAAACTCAGTTACTTTTAATGAACTATTTAATACTGGGTTAGAGCAAACAAACTTTTTAGTTGATGGCCTTTCTCTTGGTACAGATAAATTTGCTGATAAATTATTAAATGTTAAATCTGAAGCTGATTTATTAAAAGAAAAGTTTATGGAGATAGGTCAAGGTATAGAACAAGGTATTGTTTCAAATCTTACTGATGCTGTCATGGGTACAAAGACTTTAGCTCAAGCAGCTATTGGTGTTTTAAATCAATTAAAGAGAAAACTTGTAGAGGTTGCAATTCAAAAAGCAACGGCTGGTTTAGGAAATAAAATAGGTGGATTTTTAGGTGGCTTGTTTGGAGGAGGAGGTGGTGGATCTGGAATAAAGTTTGGATCTGTTGATCTTGGTTTAAGCTCTGGATTAGGTTTTGCAAACGGAGGAAGGCCACCAGTAGGAAGAGCATCATTGGTTGGAGAGCGTGGCCCAGAACTCTTTGTTCCAAATTCTGCTGGTACAATAATTCCTAATAATAAAATAGGTGGAGGAAATACAAATAATGTTGTTGTCAATGTCAATGTGGAAGGTGGTATTGATGCACAAGGAGAAGAAGAGGATAGCAGACAATTGGGTTCATTAATAGCTATTGCTGTACAAAATGAAATCGTAAAACAACAACGACCTAACGGCTTACTTTCTCGTTAAATGACAACTTTCCCCTCTATAACTCCGACATACGGAACAAGAAAAACTAATAACCCAAAAGTTAGAATTACACAATTTGGGGATGGTTACCAGCAAAGGGTACAGTTTGGATTGAATCAAGATCCAAAAATATTTAATCTTACTTTTAATGTTAGTGAAACTGATGCAGATACTATAGAAGCATTTCTTGATGCAAGAGGAGGTGTAGAAAGTTTTGATTTTACTCCCCCTGCTGAAACTGGTTCAAGTAAATTTATTTGTAAATCTTGGACAAAATCTATACCGTATCTTAACAGAGCTACTATAAATGCAACATTTGAAGAGGTGTATGAAGTTTAATGGCTGTACCAATTTCTGAATTACAATCCATAAATCCAACATCAATTATTGAACTTTTTGTCATTGAATTGAATCCAACTTTACATGGTTCAAACACTATATATCGTTTTCACAGTGGTGCAAACATGAACGCAAATGGTGAAGTTATATGGGCTGGTAATTCTTATTTAAGGTTTCCCATTGAGTGTACTGGTTTTGAGTTTGGATCAAGAGGTACTTTGCCTAGACCAACAATCACAGTAAGTAATATTTTAGGTACAATTACGGCAATAATGCAAGATATAAATACAACAACTGTGGGTAATGACCTCAATGGTGCAAAATTTATAAGAATAAGAACTTTGGCACGTTTTTTAGATGCTGCGAACTTTGCCCCAGTTACAACTAGCTCAACAACAACAACAACAATAGCTGATCCTGCTGATGCCGAAACTGTGACTTATACAGTAACAGTTCAAAATGTTGGAGGTGTGAATATATTTTTACTAAATGGTGTAAATAATCCTGTGATCACAATGAAGAGAGGTTCTACTTATATTTTTGACCAATCAGATTCTTCAAATAGTGGACACCCACTCAGAATAAAACAAAACTCAGGAGCCTCTTATTCAACAGGAGTTACTGTAGCTGGAACGCAGGGATCTGCTGGTAGTTCTGTAACTTTTCAACCTCCATATCCAGATGCACCATCAGATTTAAGATATTATTGCACAGTTCATGGAAATGCTATGGGCAATACAATCACAATGAACGATCCAAATACAACCACTTCAAACGTGACCACTTCAACCACAACCCAAGCTAATCCTTTTGGTACTCCAGATCCTACAGCAGAATTTCCGCGAGAAATATTTTTTTTAGATCGTAAAGTAACTGAAAACAGAAATGTGGTTACATGGGAAGCTCAATCTGCATTAGATTTGATAAACGTAAAATTACCTAAAAGAATTGCAACACGAGATATATTCCCTGCCATTGGAGCCTTTGTAGGATGAGTTGGAAAGATCTCGCACTCAAACACGCTAAAAAAAATGCACCAAATGAGGTATGTGGTTTATTAACTATATATAAAGGTAAAGAGAAATATAATCCCTGTAAAAATCTTGCAGAAGATGCAGAAGATCAGTTTATTTTAGATCCTGATGATTGGATAAAAGCAGAAGATGAATATGGTGAAGTCATAGCAGTAATACATAGTCATCCAAATCACCCACCATATCCAAGTGAAGCTGATTTAGCAAGTTGTGAATATTTAGATTTACCTTTTTATATTGTCACTCCAGAAACAGAACAATGGCATTATTTTAAGCCCTCTGGTTACAAGAAAGGATTAATTGGTAGAGAATGGGTTTGGGGAGTACAGGATTGTTGGAGTTTGATAAATGATTGGTATGAAGAAAAGAAAAATATTAAATTAAAACACTGGGATAGACCAAAAAGCCCAAAAGAATTTTCAAAGAATCCATTATTTGAACATGGTTTACCATTAACAGGTTTTATAGAATTACATAAAGATGAGGATATAAAAATGGGTGATGTTTTACTTATGGACACAACTAATACAGGGAAATTAGATCATGTTGCTCTTTATATTGGAGATCAAACTATTCTTCAACATTGTGTAAAAAGACTTAGCTGCAGAGAACTATATAATCAAGAGTATATAGACTGTACTAAGAAGAGGTATCGCTATGCTAAGTAAAATAAAAGTTTATGGTAGGTTAGCTCGATTCTTAGGAGAGCGTACATTTGAAGCTGAGATAAATTCTACATTAGATGCAATAAAATTTTTAACAGCAAATTTTCATGGTTTAGAATCACACATGATAGAACAAAACTATTGTGTAAAAGTCGGTGAATATGAGATAAATGATAAAGAATTAAATGTTCCTATCGGTCAACAAGAAATAAAGATAGTGCCTGTGGTTGTAGGTTCTAAAGGAATAGGAAAAATCATAGTGGGTGCTGTTCTTGTTGGTGCTGTTATTGCAACTGGTGGATTTGGAGGTGCTGCAATAGGTACTTTTGGGATTGGTGCTGGTTCTATAGGAGTAGGTACTGTTGTAGCGGGTATTGGTGCAAATTTGATATTAACTGGAGCAGCAGAAATGATGACTCCTGTAGAAAACAATACTAATAATGACGATCCAAATAGTTTTTCTTTTAATGGAATTTTGAATACTATAAATGCTGGTGTTTCCATTCCAGTGGTTTATGGCGAAGTTTTTACAGGATCTATAATTGTGTCAGCGGGTCTTGATACGGATGATTCATCGGAGGGAACGTAATGTTTAAAATAGCTGGTGTTGATATAGGGGCTGGTAGAAAAGAAATACAATTAAATCCATTTAAATGGTTTGGTGGTGGCGGTGGTACAGTCACACTAATTCCACAAGCAGTCCAAAGCAGACAATCTTTAAATTTAGTGGAAGTGCTTTCAGAAGGAGAAATAGAGGGCTTTCCATCAGCAGTAGGACTAACTAAAGGCACTGAAGCCTATAACAATGCCGCTCTCAAAGATGTATTTTTTGATAAAACACCTGTTGTAAGACCATCAGCAACCGCTAGTAATGTTCAAAATACTGATTTTAATTTTCAGAACGTAATATTTAAACCTCGTTTTGGCACATCAAATCAAACTTTTATAAGAGCGGTTAGTGATATTGAAACAGAGGTAGCTGTGAATGCTGCCGTAACTAATTCAGCATCTGTCACTAGAACTGTAACTGAGTCTAATATTGATGCTGTAAGGGTTACTGTGCGTTTTGATGCTCTTATAAATATTAATGATAAAGGTAAAAACACAGGAGTTACAGTTGATATATTTATACTAATAACGGAAAACGATGGGACTGTAACACGTTTTGACAAAAATAAAATTACAGGTACAAGTCCATTATTAGGTATTTTTAGACAAACTCAAGTTCCTTCATCTGCTTATAGGGTTACTGGTAGGTCAAAGAGTGCCTATAGTAGAGATTATAGAATTACATTAAGAGAAAATACTCAATTTCCCATACAAATAACAGTTGGCAGAGAATCTAGTGATAGTTCCAGTGAACGAACAACCGATACATTTAGGTGGCAATCTTTTACAAAAATAATAGATGAACAACGACCATATCCAGACATCGCTCATGTATATTTTCGCTTTGATTCTGAACAATTTCCAAGCATACCAAGAAGGCTATATAAAATTCGAGGAATAAAAGTTAAAATTCCACATAATGCAACTGTTGACTCGACTAATGGAAGATTAATATATACAGGCACTTTTAATGGAACTCTTACAACAGCTACTCATTGGACTACAGACCCTGCATGGATCTTATTTGATCTTATTACAAATAGTAGGTATGGATTAGGAGAATATATTTCTGAATCTCAATTAGATAAATTTTCTTTTTATAGTGCTTCTGTCTATTCTTCTGAATTAGTTGACGATGGGGAAGGAGGTCAAGAGCCTAGATTTAGCTGTAATGTTGTTTTAAATAAAAGAGCAGATGCTTATAAAACAGTAATGGCTCTAAGTTCTGTCATGAGAGGCATGACATCTTGGAGTGCAGGGTCTTTGTCACTTACTCAAGATAGACCTACAGATGCAAGTTATTTATTTAATCTTTCAAATGTAACTGCTGAAGGATTTATTTATTCTGGTACTAGCTTAAAAACAAGATCAACTGTTGTATCTGTATCTTATTTTGATATGGATAATCAAGAGCCAAACTTTGAGACTGTAGAAAATACTACCGCAAAAAATAAATATGGAATTATTCATAAAAAAATCACAGGATTTGGCTGTACATCGAGAAATCAAGCAAGAAGATTAGGACGATTTATTTTGTTTGAGGAACAAAATTCAACTGAGACTATTAGTTTTAGTACTGGATTAGCAGAGGGTGTAGTTGTTAGACCAAATCAAGTAATCGAGGTAAGCGACCCTGTCAGAGCGGGTTTAAGACGAGGTGGTCGAATTAGTGCTGCTACAACTACAACTATCACAGTGGATAATACAGGAGAAACTGATTTAGATAGCACAAATAATGCAACAGTAAGTGTTGTCATGCCTGATGGCAGCGTAGAAAAAAAGAATGTAAGTAATATTTCTGGTCCTGTTATTACTGTATCTTCTCCTTTTTCAACTGCACCAAATTCAAACAGTGTTTGGGTCCTTGAAAACACAACTCTACAAACTTCTCAATGGAGGGTTATAAGCATAAGTGAAGATAAAGATAAATATTCAATCGTTGGAGCATCTTATAATTCTGGTAAATACGCATTTATTGAAGATGGATCATCTTTACCTGTAAGAAATATCACAATTTTAAATCAGCCTGTTGCTGCCCCCTCTAATCCTACTGTAACCGAAGAATTTTTTACCGAGGGTAATAGAGCAAGAACTAGGTTAAATATAGATTTCAATACTGTTCCAAGAGCAATTGATTACGAATTAAGGTTTCAGCTAGATAATGGAAACTTTAAGACTATAAGAACGAGAAGTCCAGAAGTACAAATATTAGATTCTTTAGAAGGAACTTATAATTTTGAGTTATATAGTGTAAACGCATTACTTGAAACTTCAGCACAGCCAACAACTTTTTCATTTAATGCAGTGGGAAAATCTGCTTTACCAGCCGATATATCAGGTCTTACCGCAGAGCCAATAAGTGATAAATTGGTCAGATTACGTTGGAATCTACCCCCAGATATTGATGTAACTCATGGAGGACGAATTTACGTCAGACATTCTACAAAAACTGATGGTACTGGTACTTTTTCAAATGCTACAGATTTAATCCAAGCACTGGCAGGGAATACCACAACTGCGGAAGTCCCGTATTTAGAGGGTGAGTACATCCTTAAAGCACAAGACGATGGCGGTAGATTTAGTGCTGGCGAAACAAGTGTAATTTTAGATTTACCAGATAATCTTGCACCTTTAATAGCTTTAACAAGAAGAGAAGATTTAGATACCCCTAAGTTTCAAGGGACAAAAACCAATGTAGCTTTTGATGCTATAACAAATTCTCTTAATCTAGCTGGTATCGGACAGTTTGATGCAATAACTAATTTAGATGCGGTTACTTCTCTAGATGATGTTGGAGGTATTGCACCATTAGGAACTTATGAGTTTGGTGGGGCTGCTGGTACAACTTTTTTAGATTTAGGTGCTGTGTTTAGTCTTGATTTAAAACGTCATTTTTTAACAGAAGCATTTTTCCCATCAGATCAATTCGATTCAATTTCAGATATAGATGCCAGAGTTGATTTTGACGGCCTAACAGCAACTAAAGTTAATGCAGAAATGTTAGTTAGCGTGACTCAAGATGATCCTACTTCTGGATCACCTACATTTACAGCGTTTCAGACATTTGCTAATGGTACTTATAAAGGTAGAGGATTTAAATTCAAAGTAAATTTAACAAGTAATGATCCTGACCAAGATATTAAAGTATCTCAACTTGGCTATACAGCATCGTTCCAAAGAAGAACTGAACAAAGCACAGGAACTATTGCTTCTGGAGCAGGGGCAAAAGCTGTTACGTTCCAGCATCCTTTTTTTACTGGTACGGCAGCTATAGGAGGAGTAAATAGTAATTTACCTTCTGTTGCTGTTCAGCCAGTAGGAAGTTTTGCTTCTGGTGATTATTTTGAAATAACGAATGTTTCTAGTACAGGTTTTACTGTTCACTTTAAAAATTCATCAAATGCTTCGATTGACAGAAATTTTACTTATCAGGCTGTCGGATTTGGTAAGGGGTGATAAAATAAAATAAAATATTACCGAAATGGCAAGAGTTAACAGCACAACTAAAGAAACAGGTAATAATTTTAATGTAGCTAATGGAACTGGTGCAGCGGTTCGTGCAGGGATAAATGATATTTTTACAGCGTTAAGAACAATAAATTCAGCAAGTGGAGATCCATCAGGGGATGCCAATGTTGTTCAATTTCAACCTCATATAGATTCATCAACTAATTTATTAAAAATTTGTACTGCTGTTAGCTCTGGAACAGGTACTTTTACAACTATTGGAAATATAACACAGGCAAATTTAGGTTTAGCTCCAGTTGCAGGGGCAACATTTACTGGGGCTGTTATTCATAATTATACTTCAGCATTAAGAATACCTGTAGGAACTACTGCACAAAGATCAGGCTCACCAGCTACAGGGGACTTAAGATTTAACAGTACTTTAGGTTCTGCTGAAATTTATAATGGTTCTTCCTTTACTGCTGTGGGGGGCGGTGCTGGAGCCACAGGGGGAGGAAGTGATGAAGTGTTTTTCGAGTCGGACACAAATGTCACGACATCGTATTCGATAACTTCTGGAAAAAATGCCCACACTGTTTCTCCTGTTATTAACAGCGGGGTTACTGTAACTGTGCCATCTGGTGCAATTCTTGTTATTCTTTAATTATGGCTTTAAACATTAACGGCACTACTGGTATTTCTGGAGTTGATGGATCAGCTTCCGCACCAGCATTACAAGGAACAGATAGTAATACAGGAATAAATTTTGCATCTGATACTGTCAATATAAATACAGGTGGATCGACTAGAGTAACTGTTGATAGTAATGGTCGTTTAGGTATTGGAGTACCAAGCCCTAGTGAAAAATTAGAGGTAATTGATTCAAGTTTTTCTCCTCTTTTTGTTAAAGGTTCTGGAAATGTAGGTGGAATAAGATTTGGCAATGCAAGTGTTACGAATGGATATATTTATTACGACAACGGTACAAATATGAATTTCAACACTGCTGGTACAGAACGTATGCGTCTCAGAACCTCTACTGGTGGATTAATGATAGGAGAGCAGGGTGGTACTCGTATTGGTGAGCCTAAACTTCATGTTTTAAATGGTGGTTCTGGTAATAATGTTGCTAGTTTCTTTTTCAATACTACTGATGATAGGGCTGCTGTAATAATCAGACATAATCGTGCGTCAGGTGGAACTAATTCAGACATGATTAGTTTGTTAAATAGTGATGGCAACCAAGTTGGTAGAATAATATGTGACGGAAACGGAACAGGATATTTAACTTCCTCAGATTATAGACTTAAAGAAAATCAAGTTTCTATATCTGATGGAATAACAAGATTAAAAACACTCAAACCTTATAGATTTAATTTTAAAGATACTCCTTCAATAACAGTAGATGGATTCTTTGCCCATGAAGTAACAGCAGTACCAGAAGCTATCTCAGGTATAAAAGATGAAACAGAAAATATTTTGTATAAAGATGATGATAAAATTCCTAATGGAAAAAAAGTTGGTGATGTAAAAGAAACTGTACCTAAATATCAAGGAATAGATCAAAGTAAACTTGTTCCATTATTAACCGCTGCATTACAGGAAGCTATTGCTAAAATTGAAGTATTGGAAACAAAAGTCGCTGCATTGGAGGCTGCATAAATGACCGCAAAGATTAAACTAAACGCAGCATCAGGTGGTGGGTCTTTCAGCTTACAAGCACCTTCATCATCTAGTAATGCAAGGGTAATGACTCTGCCTGACACAGCAGACGGAACGATATTAACTACAACAAACCCAAAATCAGGGAATACTCTTCAAGTTGTGCAAACAGTTAAGACTGACACTTTTTCTCAGTCAAGTTTAGCTGGTAATACTAATACAGCAATTGTTTTGTCTCAATCAATAACTCCTTCATCTAGTTCTAATAAAATAAAAGTAACAGTTAATATGACTGTCGGGTGTAGTAGTGATAATGGTATATTTGCTAAATTATTTAGAGATTCTACACAAATTTGTTTAGCTGATGCTGCTGGTAATCGTCAAAGAATTAGCTCTCATGCACCAACAAGAAATGCTGATAATCTTGGTAATATAAGTATTGTATTTTTAGATTCTCCAAATTCTACAAGTTCAATAACTTATGGTGTAAAAATTAGTCATGGTTCTGGTTCTGCTAAAAATGTCTATGTCAACAGAACTGATTCTGACCAAGATCAAACTCAAATAGGTAGAGGAGTTTCAACTATCACATTAGAAGAGGTAGCAGGGTAATGACTATCTCTTATAATTAAGGAAAAACACTATGGCACTAGATCACGAAGCGATTTACAAAAGCCACCCAACAGTTGTTTCTATTGATGACTCTGCTGGTGCGTTTGATAAAGATGGAAACTCTGTAACTCTTGAGCAAAGCAAGATAGATACTGCAAGAACTGAAATTGACAAAGCTTTAGCAGATACTTTATATCAACGTCAAAGAACAGGCGAAGCTGGTACAACAGACACAATATATCCACCTTTAGGGGAGCAATTAGATTTACTTTTTAAAGACATAGCTGCTGGAACTTTAACAACTTCTGGTAATTTATATACAGCCCTTAAAGCTGTAAAAGACAAGTATCCAAAACCATGAGTGAAATCAAAGTAAATTCGATAAAAGGGGTAGGCTCGACAGATGCGGCCATCACGATAAATAATTCTGATGGAACGTGTACTGCCAATATTACTAATAACCTAAGTAATAGACGACTCACGATAAATGGAGCAATGACTATAGCCCAACGTGGCGATACAGCTTCAGTTACGAGTGGTTATGGAGGTGCTGATAGATTTAAATTTGATAGAAGTGGTGCTGCCGTAGTAACACTTAAACAAGATACTGGAGATATAACTCAAGGTTTTGCAAAAGCTCAACGTATTGATGTAACAACAGCAGATTCTTCTTTAGCTGCTGGTGATTATGCCATGTTATCTTATAGATTTGAAGGTCAAGATTTACAGCAGTTAAAAAAAGGAACAGCTAATGCACAACAAGTAACATTATCTTTTCATATAAAATCTCCAAAAACAGGAACACATATCGTTGAACTTGTAGATCAGTCAAATAGTGGCCGTCATGTGAATAAAGCCTATACTGTTTCTTCTGCAAATACTTGGGAAAAGAAAACTGTTACTTTTCCTATGGAGACATCAAACGCAATTACCAATGATAATGCAAGAAGAATGGATTTGAATTGGTGGTTAGCTGCTGGTTCTACCTTTTCAAGTGGCACTTTACAAACCAACTGGGGTGCTGATACTGACGCAAATCGTGCGGTAGGACAAGTTAATTGTATGGATAGCACTAGCAATGATATTTATATAACAGGAGTTCAATTAGAAGTAGGCAGCGTGGCAACAGATTTCGAGCATAAGTCATTCGGTCAGGAGCTTGCTTTATGTCAAAGGTATTTTTTAAGAATACCTTCAGCAAATGCTTCATCAGGATACTATTTCTTAGCACAAGGGGCTGCACATGACACTAATGCTTTTCTTTGTAATTTTCATTTTCCAACTACTATGCGAAGCAATCCGAGTTATTCAACAACTGGAAGTTTAAGAGCTTATAACGGAGGAGGTCTTACAGTAAGTAGTATTATTATTAATACATCTTCCGTTGCTGGTGCGTGTTTACAAGTTGCCACTTCAAGTGGTCTTTCAGCAAAAGACGCAGTGACTCTTGGTCAAAACAATGATTCTGACGCTGGAGTTGAATTTAGTTCGGAGCTTTAAATTATGGCATACCCAACAAACCCAATTTATAAATTAGCTAAAAACAAAGAAGGGGATGAAATTTGCATACTTACAAAAGTAGATGACAAACAATTATGTATTCCTTTTTCTGAAGATAACACCGATTACCAAGAGTTTCTCAAGTGGAAAGCCGATGGAGGAGTTCCAGAAGAGGCTGATTAATTAGTCTTATGTTGCATCTGCCTTGTCATAAGGCTCATAGTGACATACAAAGGTGATAAACCTATAATGAGCAGTAGAACAGCTATGCT